GATTATTCTCCAAAAAATATTTTAATTACTGGTGGTGCTGGTTTTATTGGCTCTAATTTTATTTATTATATTCTTAAAGATAATGTTAATGTTGTTAATATTGACTGTATGTCATATTGTTCTACTGATATGAACGAAGAAACTGTTAATACTTGGATTAAAAATAATGGTTTAAAATCTACTTATAAATTTATTCAACAAAATATTACTGGAATTAACGTAAAAGTTTTTGAAGAAAATAATATTGATACTGTAGTTCACTTTGCAGCTCAAAGTCACGTTGATAATTCTTTTGGAAATTCAGTTAATTTTACAATGGATAACGTATTAGGAACTCATATTATGTTAGAATGTTCTAGAGAATATGGAAAAATTAAACGTTTTATTCATATTTCAACTGATGAAGTTTATGGAGAAGTTGATATGGAAAATGAAGGATGTATAGAAAAGAGTATTTTAAATCCAACTAATCCATATGCAGCAACAAAAGCTGCTGCTGAAATGTTAGTAACAAGTTATTATCATTCTTTTAAACTTCCAGTTATTATTACTAGAGGAAATAATGTTTATGGTCCAAGGCAATATCCTGAAAAAATTATTCCTGCTTTTATTTCAAATTTATTAAACAATACAAAGTGTAAAATTCATGGAAAAGGTATTGCAAGACGTAATTTTATTCACGTTAATGATGTTTGTACTGCAATTGAAACTATTCTTTGTAAAGGAAAACTTAATGAAATTTATAATATCGGAACTACTAATGAATATAATGTGATAGAAATTTTACAAAAGTTAGTAGCTATTATTAAGAATGATTCTGATTATTTACAATATGCTGATTTTGTAGAAGACCGTTTATTTAATGATTTTAGATATTGTATCAATACCACTAAATTAAAAGATTTGGGATGGAAAGAACAAATTCCTTTTGCTAAAGGATTAAAAGATACTATTAATTGGTATTCTGACCCTAATAATATTAAAAATTTCTCAAAAATATATTAATATATTAAAAATTTAATTAACTTTTAATATATTTATTGAACCGTAAACACATCTGTATAATAAACTGTAAAATTATTAACACTATTTTCTAACACACATTCATCCGTAAACAATCCAGTCTTATATAAAACTGTTTTCTTATGAACTAAATGTCTATATGAAATATTATCTCTATCATTATGACATACTACAATATCTAAATTTTTATTTTTTCTAAACGCATCCATAGCTAACTGCAAATGATTATTATTCCATTTATTATTAGTATAAGTTATATATCTTCCAGTTGCTAACATTTTTATACCATAATTTCTACAAGTATTATTATCATTATATTTCTTAAATGTATTAGTCCATTTGATTCTATCATCTGAATTATATTTACATTCAAAATTCATAAAATGCTCTAACCATTCTACTGATTTATTTCCTACAATAATTACTTCAAAGTTTTGGTATGTTTGATTAAATATATCATTTAATATATGGTGTAATTTGTCTGGTGATTCACTAGTAATATCAACAATAATACTTATTAATGGAGTTTCGTCGTTATCTTTTGGATTATATACATAATGACAATCTGTATATTCAAAATAAGGTACCTCCCAATCTACTTTATCATAACCTCTTTTACCATTATGTACATTATCTCTTACTTGTAACTGGTCAAATCTTTCTTTTAATGCTTTATTATAATATCTACTAATAATGTCAGTATAATATTGAATTAATGCATTTCTATGAAATGTAAAATTATCACCTCCAGCATTTCTATATTGTATATAAAGTTGCATTGGAATATGACAAAATTTATATTTTAAAAATGTTCTTAATATTAGTTCATAATCATCTACGACTTGTAAGTTAGCATTATGACTTCCAATATCTAAATATGCTTCTCTTGTCCAACATCTAAAATGATTTGGTACTCCCACAATATGTCTTAAAGTATGAGGATTTGGTCTTGCGGTCATACTAGTCCAATGATATCTACCTCTCCACCAACTCATATAATATGAACCAAATCCTAACGAATAATATTCTCCATAATTAAATGATTCTAATGTGTCTTCAAATATTTCGCTACAATCACTATAGAAAAATCCAGCGTCAGGATATTTTTTAGCAGCATTTAACATTATTTCAAAAGTTTGTGGATGAATATCATCATCGTGATCTAATTCAAATATAAATTTACCCATTGCTAAATTACCACAAAATTGTTTATTTTTACCTATACTTCCGTCATTTTTAGGACGTTTGTAAATTTTTATTCTATAATCATCTTCAGTATAATTTTGAAGTGTTTTCCAAGTATCATCTGTAATACTATCATCAATAATAATCCATTCCCAATTGGTATATGTTTGTTCTAATAAACTTTTAATTGGTTTTAAGATTCTATCTTTACTTTCATAAGTACATGTTATAACACTAATTAAAGGATTTTGTTCTGAATTTGGATGTTTAAATATTCCATTTAATACTAAAGTTTCAATAGAATGTATAGATAACTTATTAATATCATCACATTTTATCCATCTTTTTCTATATTCAAATGGTAATGATAATTCTTTTCCAGTTACATCATCATTATCTACTGATATAATCGCTCTAGGATTATATTTTACAAGAAGTTTATTAATATTTTTTATATTAATATTTTTTGATAAATTAGTTTTCCAACAATAATAAATCGGTCTTAAATGGTCGTTATCAAATACAGTATGAATATGGGAATTTACAGATAATAATAAAATAGGAATATGACAATTTACATTAAAATTGTTATTATCATATTTGAAAGGACCATATGATATTTCTTCAAGTCGTTCTTTCCATTCTAAAATATCACCTATTAATCCTTGTTCTAATATAGCATGGCGTAATGTAAAAATTGAAAACATATCATTTTGTTTAATATAATCTAACAATATTTTTGAAGTTTGTTTTGTTCTAATATGAGGTTGATGATAAACTTTTTTATTAGTATTTGTATAACAAATACCATCTATTTTCATTGTAGTTTCTCTTTTTTGTTCTGATATATCTTCTTTTATTATAGAATTTGAGTAAGATTTATTCGTATTATCTAATAAAATTACATCATATTTCATCCCAGGTAAAAACGAAGTACAATATTTAAACCAATATTTATTACATCCAGAATAACATTGAGGTAAAACAATAGAATTTAAGTCAAAATGAATAACAAAATTATAATTTAATGTTTTTTCAATTGATAATGTGTAAGCGTCTAAATAATCTTTTGGACAAGGTTGAATAACGAAATTAACATTTTTAAATGTTCTAACAGCATCGTTAAGATAATGTCTAGTTGGATTAGAGTTAGATATAAAAACATACCAATTAAAGTCTTTTGGAAGTTCTTGATTTAAAAATTCTTTAATAGAATAAAAAAGATAAGGATTAACAGAATTAACAATAGAAGTAACAGCAAACATTTTCGTTATATTTAGTTAAAAAATGTTTAAATTGTTTTATAATTTTCATTTTATAATTTTAATCTAAACTATATATTATATAATATTATAATGAATCGTAGACAACATCATAGAATGTTTTTTCAAAACTTTCCTAATTTTCAAGATAGTTTCAACGTTTTATTAAATTTTTTAAATAATACTGAACTTAACGAAGACCAACTTCGTCCTCAAGCAGAACAAATTGCTCGTTCAATGTTAACTAATATGAATAGAATGGACCAAGATGACCTCTTACTTTTTAGAGATGGTCTTTATACAACTTTTTTAAATCCAATTAGCTTTGTTAGTCCAAGAAATGGTTTATCTGCTTTTTCAAATCCTGAAAATATGCTCGTAGCTAAACGTTACGAAGACCATCAATATAATAAAGCTAAAGAATATTTTATAAATAATATTAAAAAAGATAAAACTCAAGATTACGTTAGTCGCTCTCTATTAAATATAATATTAGATTTATATACAGACAATGAAGACGACGAATATCCTGTTCTTGAAGAAATTGTAGATAAAGTTTACGAATATAGATGTAACTGTGTTTACTTTTTAAACGAATTAGATATTAAAAATATGTTAAAAGATTATATTTCTATTAAAGGCGACCTTCCAAGATGCAGAGAATATTCTTATCTGATAGAATATCATATTATTAATAAAACTATTCCATCAGAACAAGAACTTGAAGATTTTATGATAAGGGCAATGGAATTTATATTTAATCCTGAAGAATTTCATCAAAAAGATAAAGTTCACGTTCCTGCTTTAGGCGTTGATAAACTTCCTGTAAAAAATTATTGCAAAGATATTTGTAAATCAACTACTTGTAGTTTATGTCAAGATGATTTTTTAGATGAACAACAAATTATTACTTTGCTTCCTTGTAAACACGAATTTCATTATAATGACAAAGAATGTTTAGGAAATGCAAGTATTAAAAACTGGCTATCAAATAATAATTTTTGTCCTCTATGTAAAAGAAAAGTAGAAGTAAAAGAGAATTAAAGAATTATTTTATTATATTTATAATAAAATGAATCAAGACTCAGAACTTTATAATTTGATTAAAAAAGAAGAAGAAAGACAACGTTATAGTATAGAACTTATCGCTTCTGAAAACTTTACTTCTCAAGGTGTCTTAGAATGTCTTGGTAGTTGTCTTACTAACAAATATTCTGAAGGTTACCCTGGAAAACGTTATTATGGAGGTAATCAATTTATCGATCAAATTGAAAATTTATGTATTAAAAGAGCTTTAGAAGCATTTCATTTAAATCCTGAAAAATGGAGTTGTAACGTTCAAGCTTATTCTGGAAGTATCGCTAATCTTGCTGTTTTAGTTGGTTTTTGTAGACCTAACGACAGAATAATGGGATTAAAACTTTCTCACGGTGGTCATTTAACTCATGGATATAATAAAGGTAGTTTTGGAGGTGGTAGTCTTAATTTTACAACTTTTTCAGGAAGTAATTATAAAAGTGAACCTTATGAAGTAGATAAAGATGGATTTATTGACTATGATGCTCTTGAAAAACGTATTCAAAATAACGGCATAAAACTTATAATATGTGGAGGAAGTGCTTATTCAAGAGATATTGATTATAAACGTTTTAGAAGAATTGCTGACATTTGTGGTGCTATTCTCATGGCTGATATTTCTCATATTAATGCATTTATAGCAACTGGATTAATGAATAATCCTTTTGAATACTGTGACATTGTTACTACAACAACTCATAAGTCATTAAGAGGTCCACGTTCTGCCATAATCTTTTATAGAAAATTTTTTGATATACACGGTAATATTATAAATAAAGCAATTTTCCCAGGTATTCAAGGAGGTCCTCATCAAAATCAAATTGCTGCAGTTGCTTATCAATTAAGAGAAGTTATGACACCTGAGTTTAAACAATATGCTCAAATGATATTAGATAATGCAAAAGAACTTTGTAAAGAACTTATTAAATTAGATTATCAAATAGTTACAGGAGGAACTGATTGTCATTTAATGTTAATTGATTTACGAAATAAAGGGTTAACAGGAAGTCGAGCAGAAAAGATATTAGAAGCGGTTGATATTTCTGTAAATAAAAATACAATTCCAAGTGATACAACAGGAACATCAGGTATTAGATTAGGAACTTGTGCAGTTACTACAAGAGGATTAAAGCAAGAACATATGAAAGATATTGCTTTATTTATTGATAGAGCAATTATGATAGCAATTGATATAAACAATACATATAAGCTAGAAAAATTAGAAGATTTTTGTAAATGTTTAGATAGAGAAGATATTAATCAACTTAGAAATGAAGTAAGAGAGTTTATGAGTCAATTTTAATAAATTATTATAATAATGATAATAATTTATTCTTCAAAATCAAAGAAAAATAATTGAAATAAACGACCATTAGAAATATTATTTCCGAAATAACAACTTGCAGCATGAATAAATTGTGCATCAAATAATACTAAACGATTATAAACATTTCCAATGACGTCTACTACGTCAAATTGAGTAGGATCTAGAAACCCATTTTGAAAAACAATATTGCTTTCTCCATCTTCAATTTTCATTTTTTTAGTATGTTTAGAACGATAAAAAGTAGTTCCTGATTGAGGTGGAGCATCAGGTGTTAAATAAATTAATCCAGCATATGTTTGAAAATCATTATGATAGACTAACTGGTCGCCTCCAATGCAATATTGAAAACAACCGTTAGTTCCGTGAGTGTCCCAATTTCTAATCTTTTTTCCAAGAAGTTGTTCAAATCGTTCTTTTAATCCATCAAATTTAAATAATTTGTCAGTTCTTTTACCTTTATGATAATCTTTATGTTCTGCATAAAGTTGTTTAAGAGCAAAGTCTCTTACTTCGTCTGGATTTTTATAAAAATTATCAACAGTAATAAAAGAACAAACTTGTTGATTTAATTTTGGAATTAATAGTTCTTCAACAGTATGTAAATTTAATACTTTTATCCAATCTTGATCTAATAAAGCTTCTAACCATATAGTTTCATTTTTAGGATATTGACAAGACCAACCGCATAAAATCATATCAAATTTATTATAAAACTGATTTACATCTTGTCTTTCTTCAACTATTACAAGTTCACTATTACTCTTTCCTGAAACTCTTAAAGCAAGTAATGGAATAGAATTGTGAAAAGTCCATCCTTTAACATATATTCCATTTTCATTTATTATTAATTCATCTAAAAATCCTTTGATGTCTGGATGTAAAGTATCGTGCATATTCTTTATGTAAAAATTATTTGTTTAACTTTAATTAACTTCTAAAAAATACTTCATATAATGCTTGTTCTACCTTTAATGTATAAACTTTTGTGCCACAACAAGCATTAAATTTATGTGACAATAAATTATTATCACCATAAATAGTTGTGATAAATAAATTACTCTTTCCACAATCATCAGTAACTTCAGTTGCAATTAAATCTCTAAATTTATGGATAATTTTTCTTGGAAATTGATTTTCAACTTCTGTGTACCTTAATAAACAATATGGAGAATCGCCAGGTTTTATATCTTTCTTTTTATATAATTCAACAACTTCTCTAGAGTCACATCTGATTGGTTCTGATAAAATTCTAAACAGTTGGATATAATTTGGATTATATTCAAATGGATTAATTGACATATTTATTATTTATAAAATATTTTATCTTTAATTTTTTGATATAAACTTTTATTTAATAATTTTTCTGTTTTTTTCTTTTCTTGTTCTTCTTTTTTCTGTTTAAGTAAATTTAAATCATATCTATCTTTGTAATCTTCTAATTTAACTTTATCATTATACCACTTAGGAAGTTCTCCGTTATTTTTGCTTCTCAAATGATTCTCTATTACTTCTTGTGTATAAATAATTCTTTTTTCAGCATTACTTAACTGTTCTTTTGTTGTTTTCTCGATATCTTTTTCATATTCTGTAAATAATTTATCTATTGATAAAATTAATTCATCATATGGCATTGTTCCTTCAAAATGATAAAATGCTTGTTCTACTTCAGAACATTTTAATAAATAATTTGTATAACCTATATATAATCTTGTTGATTCGGAAGAATAATTTTTGATAGAACTAATACCACTAACTACTGCACAAAGTAAACTAAAAGAAGTAATTAAATAATTTTTTAACATTTCATTTATTCCAGATACTGCAGATAAATAACTTGATGATAAACTAAATACAATAGTAATTATTTTTATTACTTTGGTTATTTTGTCATACGTTTGAGATTTTGATAATAACTTTACTCCATCACGTTGTAGTCTTTGGAAACGTTTATCTAACAAATAAACTTGATCGTCTTGATAATAAAATATTTTTAATTTTTTTATAGTCTCATTAGCATTTGATTTTTCATTTTCTTCTGGATTAGAATGAAAATTAGGAGTATCTATTTTTACATCAGTTAACTCGACCGACATTTTTTTTTATATTAATTTTCTTTTTAACTTTATTAATTATTTAATAAAGTTAACTTGTTTACCTAAAGTAACCGTTACAAATACATATGACTTAATATTTCTTCTTCCTTTGAATTTTTTTCTTCCGGAAGTAACTCTTTTACCACTTTTTCATTTACTTCAAATGGCAACTTTATTTCTTTTAATGTCTTATATTTCTGTCTACTACCTAAAAATCTTGCTGTATTTATCTTTAACATAATTGTTTCAATACATTTTTTCAATCCTCTAACACCTTTATCTTTATTACAATATGTTTTTATAATATATCTAATAATATCATCACTAAATATAATATTTCCTTCTGTAAACCCAATATTTGGACTAATTTCTTTTACTAAATATTTTTTACCGATGATTATTTTTGCTTCTAAATCTGGGTCTGGAACATTTATTATATTTATTCTATCTTTCAAAATAGGATGTATCAAATTAACATCATTAAATGCAAACACAAATATCACTTTACTTAAATCTACAGTAACACCTGAAAAATACTTATCTTGATAAGTCATATTTTGTACTGGATCGGTAATATGAATTAATAAATTTTGAATATCCATTCCATCATTTGTTAATGAAATTTTATCTAATTCATCCATAAATATAATTGGATTCATTACTTCTGCGTCCATTAAACATTGCGATAACATTCCATATCTTGAACCAGAATAAGTATATTCAAATCCAACAAATGTAGCACTATCTCTAATTCCTCCCATTGAAATCGTCTTCATAGGACGTCCTAAAACTTCTGCTAAACCTCTTCTAATAATAACTGTTTTACCAATACCTGCACTTCCGTGTAAACCAATAACTCTTGGTGAACTTTTGTTATTGGTTGAGATAAACTGTGCGATATAATTTATAATATCTTCTTTTACTTTGTCCATACCATATACTGCTTCATCTAACTTTTCATATGCATCGTCAAAATATTTATGAATTCTTTCTGGATGATGTTCTGCTTTTATAGGTGTATCAGCATATTTTCCAAATGGAACTTTTAATAATGATTCAAACCATTCTACTGCTTTTTCTTTTTCTACATCTATATTTTCTAATCTTGACAAAACATATTTTTTATCTTTTTCAAGCATTCCGCTATCTAATATTCTTCTTTTTAACTGTTGTTGTTTTGATTGTTTACCACTTCCTCTTGGACTAAAACCTCCTCCAAAAAGTAAAGGAATGATACTTGGAAGTTCTGGTCTATCTTCATTATCTTCGTTCTCTTCATCATCTTGTGGATTTATTCTTGGTTTATACGTTTTTTTTGTTTTTGGTTGATCGTCATCTTCATTATTATTTTTTTTAGAGCGTTTTCTAGAACGAGATTTAGTAGAGTCATCTCCTCCGTCATTTGGCTCTTCATTATTTGGTTGTTCAGCAAGAGCTCTATCAATCATTTCTCTAAAAATTAATGGTAATGGTAAAATAATATCATCTTGATTATCGTCTTGATTATCAATTGGATTGTCATTATGACGAACAGTATTAGCAATTATTGATTTTTTATTACTTCTAGTTTTCATATTGTCGTGATATATTATATATAAAAGATTTTTTTATATGATTAAAAAAAATGTATATAATATTCGTTTCAATTTCTTGATGTTTTTATTTTGAAAAAAATTATAAAAAATCATTTTATTTAATAAATTTAAAATTTTATTTATTAGTTATAAATATGGGTAAATATTGTAAATTACCTCCTTTATTTAGTAGGAGTAAAAGTTTTAAACGTAAACCTAAACATTTTACTTTTGATGTTATATCAATTTATACATCAAATTTAATACCTCAAACTAATTATGATTTTCCACATTGGTCTAAATATCCAAATAAAACGATTAAGATAATTGATAAAAATTCACTTATTATTCGTCTTCGTCGCACAAAATTTATAAATAGATGGACTTATAATTTTGTGTTGTAAATAATTATATATTTTCATATATAATTATTTTTTAGTTAACTTATAAATTATTCAAATAATAATCAATCACATATAAAGACTTTACATCTGCTTTATTATATTTCATTACTTCATCTTCTAATAATTTTCTATCATTTATTAATCTATTTTCAAACATATAATTATATATTGATAACACCTCTATACCTGATTTAATACAACATATATCATATGGATTTTCATTTATTACACCACTTAACTTTAACGATGTCATAATTTCTTTTATCGAAAATCCTGTTAAATTATTCAACTGATTATTATTCATAAAATTTTTTATAAACGTCTCTCTCAAATCTTCTACTTTATTTGTCAAATTTAATTTCTTAAATAACTTTGGCTCTCCTCCTCCATAGTGTACTAATGTATCATTTTTAAAATGTGTCTCAATATCTTCTTTAAATTCTTTTAATATCTGTTCTTCGTCTCCTGTATAATTACAATAATGAATTACTCCATAGTTCATATATCCAGCTGTTATCATTACTATTATTTCTTTTTTCTGTTCAAATACATAACAAGTCTCAATATCTACATATAATTTACCAATAGGAATTGTAATGTTTTTATTTAATTTTGAAGTCAAAGATTTGTCACAAAAACTTTCAATTAAATTTTTTTGTTGTAAATATTTTTCATATTTTTCAGTTAAATTGGTTTCAAATGTATATTGCTTTGAATTATGTAATCCATTTCGTAAACGATTTCCAAACCCTGAAATCAAAGATAATTCTTTATATTGATGTGCTAATTTTGTCTTATATTTTCTCCAAGGATAGTCCATTGTATTATTCATATTAGGTAATAATTCTACCATATTAGGTTTACATACGCCTAAATCAAAATCTTCTTTATGTGTTTTTACATATTGATACCAATTCAATGCCATATCACACAAATCACTTCTTTCTTTATTGTTTAATTCAACTGCTAATAATTTATTTGAATCTTTTGGCAATACAAAGCCATAATTTATTTTTTGTTTTTTATCATTATTTATAATTTGTCCATATAACATTACTTGGCAAGCTATAAATGTATGATAATTATTTTCTATATTAAATAAACCATTTTTTTCACTACAAGAACTATATTTTATATCAATACATACGTATTCATCGTCTCCGCCCTCTATCACATTATCACATTGAAATAATCTATTTAATAATTTTTTCTTAATAACTATATCAGGAAATCCAAACAATCCTGTAGTCCAATTTTTTATAAATGGTTGTAAAATAATATCATTTTTATCTTTGAAAGCTTGTTTAGTATCTGCATAAAAATTATTTCTATTAATTTCACTAATAGAATATCCAAATTTTCTAGATTGTTCGTGTATATATTCATACACTTTTTTCTCATATTCATTGCCTTTATTCATAATGTAAGTAGTAAAGTTACATTCTTCAAATTCAAATATATCTTTTTCAGTTTCATCTCCGTGAAGATTTAAATAATCTAATAAAGGATCTTGTAAAATCCAATTCTTAATACTAGTAACGCTAATAGAACTCATTTTCTATTTGTTAAATTAACTTTAAAAAATAGAATAAAAATCATTTTATAATGTTTTTTCAAACTCTAATGCCTTCTTGTCAGGATATATTTTTGAAGGAATAAATGTTTTAATATGTAAACTATTTAAATTTCTACATCTAGACAAGGCTACATATCCTTGTCCAGGACAAAATATATCTTTTCCTAAATCTATGTATATATTATCTAATGTAAGACCTTGAGACTTATGAATTGAAGTAGCCCAACAAAGCTTTAAAGGTAACATTTTTCTAACATATTTTACATCACTATCTTCAATTGCAAATGGATGAAGAGTTACTGGAAAAATGTTTCCATTCATAAACTTTACATTTACTATTAAACTTCCATCTATCGCTCTTAAAATAGATTGAACTACTCCTCTTGAACCATTTACAAATCCCATTTCTACGTCATAATTTATAGTAAGCATTACTTGTGCTCTATGTTTTAAATATAATATTTTTTCACAAGTAAATTCATCTTCAACTTCTTTTGGAATAAACTCGCCAATTTTTTTACCATTATGGTCTAAAATTTCATCAACTGCTGTTACTATAGTGGTTTCGCCAGGTAATTTATCAAGTTCTCTTCTATTTTTTTCATATACATCTGCATTTTTTGATAGTAATATAGTAGGAACAATTTCACCAATCTCTAAACCTACTCTTTTTTGTAATATTTCAATGTCTTCTTTTGTTAATTTACCTATTCTTGCTCGTTTTAACAATTCCATATAAATATTATCATTAAATCTATGACATTTAGTAAGATTAAAATTTACAAAATCAAGTTCAGTCCATGTATTTACTTCAAATGGATAAACATCTTTTACTGGTGGTAATTGTAAAAAATCACCAGTACAAACTAATTGAATTCCACCAAATGGTTTAGTTGATTTTCTAACAATTTTTGCTATAGCATCTAAAAGTGTAAGATAAGTGCCACCTAACATAGACACTTCATCTATAAAAAGACACTTTGTAAATTTCCATTTTCTAAGAAGATTTAAGTCTTTTTTAATTTTAAATAAACATCTTTTTAAAATTTTTTCAGGGTCGTCTTCGTTGTTTGGAAGAATAACTCCAGCCCAACTATGAAGTGTTCTTCCTCCGATGTTATATGCAGATATTCCAGTAGTAGAAGTTAAAACACCTTTTTCATATTTTTCAAATAAATATTTAATAAAATAAGATTTACCAGTTCCTCCTACTCCAGAAATATAAATATTTTTACCATCTTGAAAAGATTGTATGATTTTTTGTTCTGTGGTTAATACAAAACCTTCTTGAGAACCTTCAGACATTTTGATAATTAAAGTTAATTAAGTGTTGAAAAAATCATTTTATATAATTTTTTAAGAATAAATTAAAAATTATTTTCTTATTAACTTTTAATAAGAAAATTAAGATGTCATTTCATACTTTAAAAGAAAGTTATATGAATGGAACTTTTACAAATCAAGAATATTACGATCAATTTCCTTTTCGTAATTGGTGGAGACAAGACCCTTTTTCAGATAAAGCTATTATTCGTGCAAATGTAGCAGGTTATTATCCTTATAAAAGTGATGTAGTCGTTCAAAAACCAGAAGACCCACCTTATGAATATGCATATTATTATGCTTGTAGTACAATCTTTCCAAAAAGTCCTGGTTTAGTAAAATCTAAAGATATTATTCATCAGCCTTAATCATCTTCTATTTCAATTTTTGAACGTTTTGTCTTTTTTGATTTTACTACTTTTCTTACATCAGCTTTTTCTTCAAATTCTGATTGATTTTTTATTAAAATTTTTACAACATCATAAAAATATTTTTCCATATTATAAGGTCGCGATGACATTATAATATGTCCGCTTGAAAATACAAAAAATGTTACATATTTAGTTTCTTGTTCTGCCTCTTTATCTTTATCATTTAATATATTAAAATATTCATCATATGATATTTCAAATATATTTTGTTTATCGTTTATACTATCATATTCCATCTTTAATAATTTTCTTTTATTATTATTTTCATAAACAAGTTTAATATTAATACCAGTAGCAGTACTCGCTTCAAATATTGCATGAAAATTTGTCTTTTTATTTATAAATGTATCTAAATTCTGTCTATTAATCTTAAATCCAAGCTGAAAATCTTTATTTTGCATTACTACATTAAAAATTGCTTTAACTTTATCTCCGTTAACTTCATATAATTTTTCTCCAGTCCACTTTTCAACCTCTGACATAATCTTACATAATTGTACTACTGCTAACATAGAATGTTCATCTGTTTTACAACCTGTCATTTGTAATTTACCATTAGATGGTACTTTAATATTTAATGGTTTGTTATCTTCTGCCATCATAACACAAGATACACTATGTCTAAAATAATCTTCAGATTTCTTTGTATTTTCATTTGAATTATTTGAATTATTTGATTTCTTTGATTTTTTCTTCTTTAATTCTACTCCTCTTAATAACTTTCCATATTTTAACGTTACTATACTTCCAACTGGAAGTTTTTCTATAGTTTGTCTAACTACTACACGAGGTTTTCTTCCACGTTTTGCAACAATTGGAGTATAATTTGTAATTGGCATATATTTAAAAAAATTTTCAATATTAATTGTTAAATTTGTAATCGCAATAACTGTTCTAGTTGTTGTTAAAATTTCATTAAAATTTACAATTGTGCCATCTGAATTTACAACTAACTTAGTATCTTCTCCAGTCTCTTTTCTACGAGACAAAAGAGACGAAGTCTTCTCTAACTCATTATTCATTGACATTTTCTTTAACTATATAATTAGATAATATTCTTTTAAACTTAAATTAAATTTAAAAGATTTTAAAAAAATCACTTTTTTTCATCCTCGTCGTCAGTATCTATAAAATTTAATTTAATAGATTCTTCTCCATTTTCATTTATAGATATTTCAAACGTACTTGGCTCACTACTCAATGACTCTTCTTTTATACTTTCTTCTTCCATTATTATACTTTCTTCTTCTTTTGTCTTTACTGGCATAAAAAATGTATTTAACTTCTTTTGACTCTTACCTATCAAGTTTCCTTTTATTAACTCTACTTTATTCTTTTTTGGTTTTTCTTTAATATCAATATTTGGCTCTAATACATTTTCTCTATTAATTTCTTTCTCTATTAAATCTAACAATGGCTGTCCTGCTTCTACATTTTTATTTATAATGTCTATAACTACATTTTCAAACCCCTGGTTAACAACTTCATCTGTCTTTACTATTATATTCTCTACTATATTATTATTAACTTCTAAAGAGTCGTTATCCGCCTTTTGTAATACTTTTTCGTTGTTTTCTATATTTGTATTGATAACTGTATCAAGGTCATTTAATTTTTCATTAATATTAATTATTACTTCATTTTTTTTGTTTTCAAGATTTTTATTTTCTATAGTTTCAAGATTTTTATTTTCTATAATTTCAATATTTTTATTATTATTGTTTATAATTGTTTCATTTTTAATTTCTTTCATAGGACTTGTCGTTGTTATTTCAAATTTCTTCATTAAGTCTTTGAAAGAGAAGTCACGACTTGTTTGTTGTCTTATAGGGATATCTGCCATATAAGTTGTATTAACTCTATTAAGAGTAGGTTTTTGTAATTGTTCGCTTAATCTTCGTATATTTAAATTTAATGGCTCTAAATTTTTTTGTATGGTATGTTGCACAAAATTTTCTGTATGAGAATTAATTGTATTAGCTCGCTGTCTTGCTATATTTGAAATATCTTTTCTATCTAATGCTAATTGTAATTCTTCTAAACTATATTCATGTAATGGTTTATATTCCATTCTAGGAGTATGAGAAACAGTTAATTTTTCTTCTAATATAGATAAACGATCTAATAATACATCTTTTATTTCAGGTATTAACCTTGATTCTTCTGATTGTTTTATATCTAACATTTTATCTAATCTCGTGCATTCATTCAATGATTCTTTATAAACACCTGTATGTGTTAATTCTCCACAAACATCTGGTAAAATTAATTTATCATCGTCATTATCATCATCTTCATAAAATTCTTCATTATCATCTTTATTGTTATTATTAGATTTTGACATTTTTCTTTGTTGTTTTTTGTTTTCTTTTTGTTTCTTTTTTTGCTTTCTTTGTTCTGCATATTTTTTTTTAAACAAACTAATAATTTCTGTAGGTATTATTGGACTTTGTTCTAATAATCTATCATATTCCATTCTACATACCTTTATAAATGAATCTGCATCTTTTCTTGAAAGTCTATCATAAGTTAATTCTATAGATATATTTCTTTGAAGTTTGCCCCATCCTACACTTGCATTTCGGTGAGATTCACTATTTTCTGCATATCGAAAGTAATTTTGTAATGTAGTTAAAATACCTGTGAAAATATTTACACCTCCAATTCCTGCTTGGGCGTATGTTATATAATCTGCAGGAACATAACCTTGTAAAGCTAAATTTAAGGTACCAGTCAAAGTAGATAAAATAATAACAGGTAATGAAAATTTAAAATTTTTCTTTTGATATTTTCTAAAACTTTTATCATGCATCCAATTATAACACGAAGAAATATCACTCCAAGAACGTAATAAAGTCTCTGTTTGGTCGTTCCATGACAATTTTACTTTATTTTCTCTCTGATCATTTTGAGTAGGACTTACCATACTATTTGGAGTTGGTATAGTAGGCGACTTTACTGTATCATTATTACTCATTTTAATAATTATATTATTAAGATGAGATAAAAATTTATAAAAGATTATGACATTTCATTATGCAACTTTCTGCTAAAATACCACGCTGTAATAACTGTGCATGATCGTAGTCAGTTGCACATCTAGCTTCACATAAAGCAGTAGGCTTCATTGGAATGTCAAAATTTTCACGACTTGTTACACAAACTTTAGTTAATCCAAACTTAGTTGGAACTGCTGCACATCTTGTAACCATTTGTTTTCTGTTTAAGAAATAAGCTATAATGGCTAAAAGTATAATTAAATGAATTAATTGCATTTTTACTATTTATAAAGATAATATTTATAAAAAACTTTTTACTTCATCAACGGTAAATGTCGTTGTATATCTATTATTAACATATTTTGCTAATACTTCAAAATGCATATTATCATTATTTATAAATATTAAATTTATTTTTCCATTATCTTTTACGACACCTTTGTTTCCAAACGATACTAACTTTCTTGTTCTATTTGTTATAAAATATATATTTACATTTAATTGGTCGGCTACATATGGATATAATTCTTCAATTGGCCATGTCTTATCTGTCTCTAATATCTTTACATTTGTCATATAATTATAATAATGACAACCTCTTAACATCTCTCTTGATATCTCTCTATCTAATCCTAATTTTACAAATTCATCTTCTAAGGTCTGTAAATATCCTTTAAAACTATCTGGATTAAACGCTCCTATAATATAATTTATAAACTTAACAATCTTATCTTGACTCCAATCTTTATATAATTGGTTAGAACATTCATTATTACCACCTAATACATCTGCAATTCTCATTTGCAAATTAATAACAGACATCCAATGTTTTTCATATTGTTCTATAGTATAATTTGCTGCTAAATGTTCTCTCAATGACAACATATTTTCACGAGTTGCTAAATCTTTATTTAACGCTCTTAATACTGAATAAAAATAACAATTACCATCAGGTTCAGTTGGAAGTCTTATTAAATTATTTCCGTCTAATATTAAAGGTGTTATTGTGGGATTATAAACTATATTATAATAACGTTTTTTAAATACAAAAAATGAATAAAGATTTGCTAAATATTTCTCATCTTTAGTTAATAATGAATAATCAATAACTTCTTCAGATTCAATATATCTTTCAATATAAATATCATATTCTGCTAACTTCTTTTGTAATTCTTCTAAATAAATTAAATATTCTCTTTGAGTAGTAGCTGTTTTACTTTCTCTCATATTAAAAATAATTTCTTGGCCGTATATTTTTCCTGTAGTTACATTCACTGGTTTTATCTCATAACAAGGTTTATATATTCCATTAGTAAATGATAATATATCTTCTAACATTCTTCCATTCATAAATCCTCCAATAAATACTCCGTTATCTTTTAAAGACTTTCCGATAGTCTTTGCTAACGCACTCAAATCTTTTTCATAACGATAGAAAAATGACAATGAAAACATCATTGTAACAACATCTACTTGTCCGTCGATAAATTCTAATATTTCTTCAGTATCTTGTCCTCTTACGTTTAAAAGTTTTACTCTCTTATCAATCCATTCTTTATTTTTATCATTAATTCTTTCGTTTTTAAAAGATTCTAAAAAATCATTTGAAGGTTCTACTCCAAATATTGTTTTAGTTTTTGCAGATATATATTTACCAATATCTCCTCCTCTTCCAAATCCAATATCTAATACTGTTTTTCTTTCGCAATATTCTCTGATAAGTTGTTTCTTATAATTATTGTATTCTTTTCTAAATATTTCCATACAACTTCTTGTAATTTCTACTTCTATTCTTCGTCCATCTTCTGTATTTGTAAAAATACCTACAATTTTATATCCTTCAAGATTTTCACTTATTAAATACTCTTTATTTTTTAATATTTTTTGTAAATGACTATGAAACCATTCTACACTAACATAAACTATTAACAATTTACATTGTCTAAACATTCGTTTTTCTAATTGTTCTTCGCTATATCTTGGATCTCTCATATCTAATACAATTATATCATATGAATAAGCTGGTAAATTTATTACAGAATATAATTTAACATTCACATTATATAATGATAAATTATGTTTTGTAGGTTCAAGTAATCCACCATAAGGAACAGCTGGAACTACATTTTTAAAAGTTTCATATAATACCGTAGTAGTTATACCTAATGATTTATCTAATATAAACATAGAACTATCTTTATTTAGATTAAAACCAGTAATTTGTTTGTCTCCATAAGAAAAACAATCATAATATATAAAATTTTTTAATAAAGTCGCTTCTTCTTCACTCATTAATGTTTTTTCTAAATTTGATATTTTTTGTCCTGTAGGTCCTTTTGGAAATTTTGCTAAACGAATATCATATTCTGGTTCACTTGGTAACACTTCTCCAGTTTCTTCTTTATGTTTTCTTAATATATATTCTTCTATAGCAATGTATTCTGCATCTAATTTTTGTTCTTCTTTTGGAGTTATTTTTCTATATTTTAATTTTTTATATGGAACTCTAAATATATTAAAAGTAGGAAGAGGTTGAATCATAGGAATAGTAGATAATACAATAATATCATATATAACGCCTTTTCCTTTTACATCATTAAATGGAATCCGATAATAATATTTAAATTTTTCTGATATTACTTCATTATGAACATAATTTTGAGGTACTCTAAGAACTACCATTTTATTAGCGACTTGTTCGTTATTTAATATTAATTCTATTATATCAAAGAACACTCCATTTTTATAATAACCTACCTTTGGGTCCTTTTTATAATCAATTCCACCCCAAGGAGGATCTGCAAACACAATATCAAAATTCATAGTATGTATTATATCAAATGCATTATCATTTAAAAAGTTATTTAAATTAACTGATGATTTAGATGGAATATTTAACATATTATTTTTTAACAATTTAAAATGCAATGGACTTAATTCATTTGCATATACTTTACCAAACTTATCATAAAATATCCAAGTATTTCCTCCTATACAAGCACTCAAATCAATTATACTCATATCGGTGAACATAGTATAACGTGGGAAAAATAATTCTATAACTTGTAATGTTTTTTCCGCTTGATCTTGATTTGCTGTACTAAAAACACTTACATTAGTAAAACGAAATGGGTTTGGTATGATAGATGGAAAATAATTAGATGGACTAGAACTATCTTCAAATATAATTTCATATGGTTCTTCAAAATCTTCTAATTCTTCAATTTCTTTTTTAATAAGTCTTGCTCTTGCATTATCAATTGCTCTTGTTACAGAAGCTAAAGTAAGTTCATTTATAATATCTTTCCAAGTAGCTGTAGCAATAGTTACGAAATTTGCATCTTCAGGATTTTTATCAAAACGAATACGATGTATTATTAATTCGTTATTAGTATTTCTTCCAATTTCTACTACATAACCATCTAAATTAGAACCTTTTATACCATCATATAATTTATGATTATCTGCACTAAATTCAAGAGTATTAGAACTATCAGGTAATCTAAAATTTAAGAACTTTCCTCCAGGACCTACTATTTTACAATTATAAATAGTAGTATCATTATCATTTGATTTATATTCAAATAAAAAATCTACAGTGATTTTTGAATAAAATTTCCATTTATATATAGGATCTTTAGGATTATATTGACCTATATTTTGAAAAATAATACCATCGTTATTTTTTACAATTTCTGTTTCAAATGTTTCTGTTAAATCTTCAAAGAGTAATTTAAGATTATATTCAAAAACATCTGAATTATAAAATTTTTTTACATTAAAATTAAATCTTTTAAGAAAAGGGTCATTTTGAATAATAGGAGTAATTGTTTCTATTAAAGTTTTAGCAAAATCTAAACGTTTAAATAAATCAGTTTTTATAAATTTGTTAGTAGGATCATTTGGAACAATTAAATCAAAGATATAAATACCATCTTTAAAAAATTCACTGTCAAAAATGATATTAGTAAAATTATTTAATTTATTATTAAATGGAATTTGACCTAACTTCCAAACCTCTACTTTATTTTTTAAGAAAAATGAATGATATTTTTTATCTGTTTCTTCTTCAATTATAAAAAATTGATATCCAATACCATCTAATTTATTAGTTATAGCATAATTTAATAATCCAGTTTCTGCTTCTTCTATATAAATATTTTTTGGCCTTACTGCCTTTTCAATATTGCGATATAAATTATTGATAAGTATTTTTATGGGAGAATAAACTTCAACTGAATATATATTATGAATATTATCAAAAAATATTCCAAATATTTCTTTTATTACATTTGCAAGTTCTTTGAACGAATCTTTTACACCTTTATTTAATAATTCTTCAACAAAATCTTGATGTAATTCTGCTTCTATTTCATATTCTGTAAATTTTTTATTAATTTGAGTTACTTTTGTGCAATCAATATTAAATTTAGAAAAGATAAACGAAATTCTTTCTCTTTTTCTTTCTAATAAAGGATTTTTAGAATTATCATAATCTTCTTTAGTTTTAGTCAGTTCAAATGCATGAGAAAAACGAATAGTAGCATTATTATCAGATTTTACAAAATCACTTACAATAGTAATATCATAATTTGATTTTATTTTTTCTTGATAAATAGTTGTAGAGTCTCCTATAATCTTTCTTAATTCACCTTTATTATATACTATATCAGACGTAGAAATAACAGAATTATATTTATTACTAGCACGCACTCTATCGACAAAAAGTTCAAAATAAGATTCTCCATTATTACTAGAAAAACCTCGTTCAGTCTTATAACCTAATCTAAATTCAATTTCAGGGGTAACTTCCCCTGTTTTATAGATAAGTTTTTTTATTTTATCTATTTGTTCTTTTGAAAATGATAAACTATATGACATTGTTTAATAATATAATTAGAAAGTATAAATTAATAAAAAAATCATTTTGTGATATAATTTAATTTATATTACAAAAATTAATTAAGACGTTTTCTTTCATCTGACATCTTCTCTAGATGTAATCTTGTAAATTCTAATAATATCTTTCTTAACATAGGATTAAAGTTTCTAATATCAAATTTAATATCACATACTCTATCTGTTTGTTTATTTTCATTAATCTTTTGACCTTTATAAGGGATATCGTCCCCTTGTTTTTCCATATTAGAATATGTTTTAATTAATACAAACATATATTCAAATCCTTCTCTATCTAACTTTCTTGCATTTTCAATTAATTCTTTACATTCTTCAATAGTAATATCAGGTGCACCTTGTTGACATTTTTTTGCTAAAACATCAAATAACACAAATGAAGATTTTTGTTGTTCCATTTTATATTTATTTAACATAAACTTTAAATAAATATATTTTACTTTTATAAATAACTTGGCATTCCTCTTTGTTGTCCATATTGTTGTTGTTGAGGATAACCGCCTTGTTGTGGATATCCTCCATATTGTTGTGGTGGTGGATATCCGCCATATTGTTGTCCATATTGATGTTGTGGAACTTGTTGAGGATTATATCCTCCATATTGTTGTGGTTGTTGTGGATAATTTGAAGGATATTGTTGTTGAGGTCTTGCTTGTGGTTGTCCTTCTTTTACTTGATAAGCAGAATTGTAATCTAAATAACAAACACCTTTTTCTTCATCACAAACAACATTATAAGGAGTACCAATAGTATATGCAGGAATATCACTTTCAACTTTAAAGTTCTTTTGTTCAATAAATTGTTGTTTACTTTGTAACTTTTGGACGACTTCTTGAATAAATTCCATCATATCTTGAGTAGTTCTTTCTCCTTCATATCTTAAAAATGGTCTTCCATTTACATATAAAATAATAAATGGAACATGTTCAATAGGTGCTTTACTCATCTTACTCATCTTAATAATATCAGGATTCATGCTAAGATTTGCTAATGCAAATTTACAACCTCCAATACGTTGAGGAAGACGTTTAAATTCAGGAATAGTATCTTCACAATGAGCGCATCTATCTGCATTGACGTGAAAACATACTAATACTAAACCTTTTGCATCAATACATAAAACTCTTTTTCCATCGTTTGAATGGTCTAAAAAAAAGTCTTCACCTGTTAAATGATATAAATTGTTCATTTTATATTAATTTTAAGAAAATTTAAACTTATAATTCTTTTTTTTATTAATTAATAAATAAAATGGATAATGAACGATTATCAGAAAAAAGAAAAGAAGTTGACCTTATTACCCTCTCGTTATATAAAGAATATAACTTTTTAATATATGTTATTTCTACTTTTTTTAATTATATCACTATAAAACGAGACGGATATATCTCTGTAACTTCTGAAAGCGTTGACTCAAAACTTATTGGTAAACCTAAACTTACAGACACTATGGTTAAATATGTTATTCGTAATATTTTAGGAATAGATATCATATATTCTACCATCCAAATTAAACGTGTCATTGAATTTGATTTTTTTGAAAAACTTAAAATTAGTTTAATTTCTAAAGAACAAGTTGAAGTTGATTTTGCAAATCATCTTTCTAAAGATATTCAAAAAGTTTTAAAAGAAGTTTACACTAAAGATGACATTGAACTCATCACTAACGGTGCTTTTAACGAAATTACTCAATATATGAACTTTGTTTTTACCCAATTTATTATAAGTGATTCTGAAGAACTCTCTTTAGATGTTATTAAAAGTAACATTGATAACTGGACTCATCGTAAAGGTGATAACGTATTTGTTCCTATTGATTATAAATTTAACAATGATGTTTATAACACTATGTTACAAAGCTATATATGGATTTTATGTGGACTAACTGATTGGCTTGAAAAAGATACTATTGATGAAAATGACGTTATTACTGCTAATCTAATCTTATTTTATGGATTTAAAAAATATTTTAATGATAAAATTGATATACGTGTAACCAAAACTACCCCTCAATATATTATAACTATGGATAATATTGCTGGCGCTTTATATAATCATGACTTTTTTGTCTCTAAAACCGCATTAGAAATGTTATCAAAAAATTTGTCTAATTTAATTAATCAATATCACACTGAATTATTATCATACGATATAAGTGTAGAAAATAGAGAAAAAACTGAAAAGTTATTATCCGAACTTGAATCAAAAGGTAAATTAAAATTTAACAGAGAAGATACAGAATATTTAATTAAAAATAATAGAATATTTACTTCTTCTGATATCTATAACCACCTTATGATTTTTAGCAAACAGATTTAAAGATTTATTTAAATTAATATATAAAAATGTCCGTCCAATATATCTTAAGAATTCAAACCGATAACGAAGAATTAAAAAATATGTATAAAAATCGTACTAATATTGACGGCGATGCAGGCGTTGATTTATACTGTCCTAAAGACTTAGTAATTGTAAATGGAAAAAAATCTAATAAAATTGACTTAGAAATTCGTTGTCAAATGGTTGATGCTTTTAATAATTGTATTGATTTTAGCTATATGTTAGTTCCTAGAAGCAGCATCGTTAAAACTCCTCTAAGACTTGCTAATAGTATTGGTATTATTGACAGTGGTTATAGGGGTAATATTATGGCTTTTGTAGATAATATTGATGACTTAATTGAAGATGCAAATTATGAAAATTATGAAATAGAAAAAGGAGATAGATTATTTCAAATCGTTCATCCAAGTTTAGGAGGAATTAAATTAGAATTAGTTGATTCTTTATCTTCCACAAAGAGAGGAACTGGTGGGTTTGGAAGTACCGGAAAGTAATTTATTAATTTTTTATTTAAATTAATAAATTTAATTTTTTTTCATAATATAGGCTAAAGCATAAAATGGAGGCATATTGTTATGAGGTTGGTCTCCTCCTAAATTTTGGAAATTAGGCCATGATGAGAAATTAGTATTAGATCCACTAGGACAATTACCATTGCATATACTTTTAGAAATATTGTGTTCGTGTTTTGGCATCTCATCAACTGTTAATTGATGAACTTCTTCTCCTCCTGTAGAATTCCATGGTCTTGCGCTTAATTGTCTATTTTTCTCATCTTTAGTATCTGTCTTTTTATCACTTGGATTAATTCCTATTACAAAACGTGCTCTTAAATCTGGAGTATCATTAGTTCCGTCACATAAAACCCATCCTTCAGGAATAGTTGATACATCTCCTCTCCATAACATAATCATTCCTTTTGGAAATTGAATACTTGATAAATTTCCATTTTCATCTGTTAATACCATATTATTAGCACCTGCTAACGCTCCATATCTATTAAATCCTTCTCTAACACGAGAAATACA